GGCCGAGGATGCCAGTGTTCTGCTGCTGCATCTGCGCTGCCATATTCGGGTTGATGCCACCCAGCTGCCGTTTGGCGACACGACCGCCGCGCTTCTGCGGAATCGCAGGTGGCACACGCGCACTCATGCCATCGTCATCATCATCGTCGTCCGCGCCGCCGGCCGCGCGCTTCTTCACCGAGCCGCCGCGCTTATCGCCCTGCCCGCTCGGTTGCGGTGGCGGCGGCGTCGGCGTCGGCGTCGTCATGTCGACCGTCGTGCCTCCACCCAGACCTCCAGCGGCGGGCACCTGCAGCGAAGCATCAGCACCCGCAGACCCCATCGTCGGATTCGGGTTGTTCCCGCCCAGTGTCCCGATCGGGTTCAGTTTTTTTTTGAGCCCACCGAAGCGATATCGGCCCACCCGGCCACCGTTCGCGTGCGCTGACACCGCATCGGCGTCGCCCGAGGTCGGCGAATGAGGGAAGCCGGGATAGGCGCGGCCGGTCGAGCCGCCGTTCTTTTTCCGCACTGCACCGCCACTCTTCATCCCGCCAAGCGGGGGACGGGGCGGCAGAGCGGCGCCAGGAGGAGGAGCTGCGGCTATAGGCGGCCGCACAGGCGGCATAATCGGTCGTGGCGGAATGGCTGGGGGAACCATTCCGCCACCCATCGGCGCAGCACCTACCGGGGGGACGGGCGGTGCAGCTGCGACCGGTAGTGGAGGACGCGGACCTATCGCTGGACGCATCATAGGACGGCCAGCGGCGATGGGCCGACCACCGCCGCCGCCGGAGCCACCAGGCGCCGCGATCACGATGTTCGTGGTGTGGTGAGGCTTGTGCTTGCCCTTGCCGACGGCCCCGCCGCCGGCCATGCGATCGGCGCGGCGCTTACCTTTGCCGCCGGAGATCGTCAGCTCGCGCTGCGTGCCGGCGTTCTTCTTCGGATAGCTCGTCTTTTTGTACATCTGCGAAGAGCCCCAGCTCTTGCCGGCGCTGGCGCCGAGGCGCTTGAGCCGAGCTTTCTGCGACGCCTTCGCTTGTCCTGCCATCGGGTGCGCCATCGGTGCCTCCTTGCCTAAATGACCCGGCCGCCTCGTGCGAGGCCGGCGGGGCCAGCGATCTGTGGCCACATCTGTGCAAATTCCTGCGCAACCGGCGTTGCCAGCGGATGTACCAGCGCCGCCTCGGCGAGCTTCATGCGCTCGGTGCCGGTCTTCGCGCCTTCGATCCGCTCGCGCGATTCGCGCTCCTCGCGATTGTTCTGCAGCTGCAGCAGCTCGGTCGCGGATTTGAGCCTTTGTGACAGAATCTCGAGTTGCCCTTTCATCTGCGCGTCTTGGCTCTTCTGCGCCAGCTCGGCCGCCTTGGCCTGCATCTGCACAAACGCTTGAATCATCTTCGGATCAGCCGGCGGCTGACCCTGTGGTTGCGGCGGCGCAAACAGCTCCTCGACCGAACCCATACCGACCATGGTGGTGATGCGGCGCACGACGGCGTGCAGGTCCCACATCGCGGGATTCATCATGACGAGCTGCACAAGCGCCACCGCCTTCATAACACGAATCGTGTGGCTCGGCGTATTCGGGTCGGCCTGGGGATTGAGCGTGCAGTTCGTCAGCGCACGCTTGATGTCTTCCAGTTCGAGCTTCTGCGCAGGCGACGGCGCCGCGCACTGCAGCGCCTCCGGGTCCTCGATGAAGAGGCCACGCAGGAGCGCAAACTCCTCCGCCTGGGCGGTGTGCATGCCCTTGTGGACGCTATCGAGGATTTTCACCGCTTGATCGAGCATGGCGAGCGTCGTGCCGACGGGAACATCCTGACGACCCTCTCCGACCATCAATTCAGGAGTGCCGCCGACACGTCGCGCCTCGTCTTCGATGTGTTTGGTGACCTGCACCAGGCCTGCCGTGACGTCCTTGTATGGCAGCGGCATCACGCTCGCGCGGATGTCCTGGCCGCCGGTGTTGATCTTGACGCCGCCGCCGAGCGGCACGCGGAACATCATGGTGTCTTGGCGGGCGACGTTCTCTCCGTAAAGGAAGCCGGGCCAGCTGGAGAAGCCTGCAGAGTCCAGCGCCAGACGCCAAGCGGTAGTAACGGCGGCAGTAGCGTTTCCCATGATGCCGAGAAGACCAATGCCGTAGAACCCCAGACCATCGACAAACGGATACTTAACGATCGGCATGTGCTTGAGCATGCGGTCATCGTCTTCATCCCAGTTCCGGCGGACCTCAAGCACCTCCTGGCTGTCCTTGTCGATCGACACCCGGTAGGGCAGCGGCAGGCCGGTGTACTTGCCGCCTTCGCGGTGTTGGAAGCCGGCGATGTCCAGCTCGCAATAGCATTCGTACACAGTGTGCTTGTAATCCTCGGGCCGGGACGACCAGAGCGACAGGCCGGCGACGTCGGCCTCCGCCGATTCCGCCGCATCAGGGTCGGCCGCCATGGGCGGCGTCAGTTCCTTGTCGAGATACTGGCCGGCGAGTTGCATGCGCCGCATCACGCTCTGGCGCATTTCGATACGATGCGTGACTCGCCCGCATTCTTGCAGCGAAACCTCGTTGTCTGAGACGATGATGTCGGCGGCGTCGACCGAACGAGAGACCGGTCGGCGGCGGATCGGGCAGCGATAGACCTTCTTGAAGCCGCAACCGCCAAAACCCTGCATCAGGAACATGCGGTTCGTGTCGGGGTAGTACTCGCGATCGACGACCGTCAGATACCGGTTGAGCAGCATCTGCAGGTCCTCGGCGAGGATGTCGTCATCGAGCCCGGTCATCTCCCGCGGCAGCCCGAGCTGCTGCTCAAGGAACTGCCGGTGGGGGGTCTTGATGGTGGCGGTGTTCTGCACCTTGACCGGGCCGGCGGCCGCCAACAGCTCGCCGCGGGCGTTGGCCTGGAAGCGCAGCACAGCGTCAAGCAGGATCGGGGTGCGTACCGTGGTCTGGCCTTCCACCGCAGTGTCGGCGTCGGCGGTAGGCGACCGCGGGTTCTCTACCTTCAGCGCAAGGTGTTTGATGCCGGCGGCGCGGCGCTCCATCCAATCGCGCCGGGTCTGGATATCGCTGTCGATGCCGTTGAGCAGCTCGTCACAGATGCGCGCCAACTCGCGCTCGTCGATGTACTTGGCGAGGTTCGCGTCGTGCTTCTTGGCGTCGGCGCGGTCCTCCTCCGTCGTGGGCTTCTTACCGTCCAGGCGGATGATCAGCGAGCCGTCGGCGCGCTCGATGCCGATGTTCTCGACCGGTTCTTCGGCGTCTTCCTGCAGAACGATCGTGATGGGCTCGCCATCATCGATCGGCGCGCCACCGAGCCCCGGGAGCCGATCGCTCTCGTTGACGTAGTGATTGGTCGGCTCTGGGCCGAGGCCGTTACCGTTGACCGCCATAGCGGCGGCGACGTTACCTGATTCTAGGGCTTGCGACGCCGGTCATGGATGACGGTGTCGGGCCCGATCGAGGGCGCCATCAGCTTGGCCAGGGTTTCCTCATCCTCGCCGGAGAAGATGATGATATCGAACTTGAGGCCCATCTCCGCCTGATCGATGAAGATAAAGGTGTCGCCCATCTCGGCCAGGAACTTTTCGAGGTTCTTGCGCGTGAGGCCGAGGAAGATGGTGGGGCGCCCCTGCTTGGAGCCGGTCGCTTTGATCATGCGATTTTCTCCTTCTTGAGCCCGACCATCCAACCAGGCGGCCGCGGAATCTCGACCTCCTGCGGCCGCCACAGATGCAGCGCGTACGGGTGCAGATTGATGTGGTCAGCGCGCGGGACGTGCAGCTGCATCACGGTCTCGGCGTCCTTGAAGAAGAGCCGCTTGATGTACTCCATCTCCGGCCAGTTCGGACAGCGGGTCGCGCGTGAAACCGAGACGTGATCCCAGCCGCCGCCGGCAGAGGCGATCACGGCCATCTTTGCTCCATCGATCGGCGAGGGGAAGAGAAAGCAGCCGCAGGTGCTGTCACCGTGGTGTCCGTAGATGTCGATCTCGTGCGGCCGCGACCGATACTGCTCAAGCAGGATCAGATTACGCATGGTCCTGTGGTCCCATAGCTGGA